CCCTGTCGGAATCTCATCAGCGCCATCACCGTGGAGTCCACCAAGTCATCGTTGCTCATGAAGGGGAAACCTGCGATCTCTTCCACGACCTCTTCGGCCCAGCGAGTGTCAGGCACCCAACACAGACCAGAGCGCACGATGTCTGCCACAGAGTTTAACCGTGCCAGCTTGTCTCCGCTACCTCTGTGTGGGGTGAACTCCCCCACAGGAATCCCGGTGCGCCTCATCTCTTGGTACAACTGCGTGCCTGCGGATTTCTTCTCGACGATGAACGCATCCGGCTCCCACTCTTTGTATTCAGCATACGCAAGCTCTTTGAGTTCTGGAAACTCCAGACGCTTCTTAATTGAGTTCAGGAGGATGATGTTGTGGCACCCCTCCTCGTCGTTCATGAACACGCCCCACGTAGTCAGGGCGGTAAAGTCAGCGCGGTTGTGGCTCTCAGCCGCCGCGTCCAGACTCATAATCACGTACTCACACGTTGGTGGGTCTTCCTTTTCCCACAGCTTCCACCAGTCACGCTTGACAACGGACGCTTCCTCAGATGTCGGGTTCTGCTGAAACTGCGCGTTCCACTGGAACGTAGGCATCGACGCCTTTGTCCGCAGCAGCGCCGTCATGTCAAAGAACTCCGGCCAGAGCGGCTTCTGCACGATAGAGCCGTCGGGCTGCTCGGTGTCTACGATGGCCGGGAACTCAATTACCTCGTACTGATCTGAGCCCTCGTTGGCTCGCATGTCATTGGTAACGCGCCCCGTCAGATCATTTTGGTGCCATCTTGTTTGGACGATGGCAACTCTTCCGCCCGGCATAAGACGAGTACGGGCACCGTATGTAAACCACTCGTACGCTTTGTCAAACACATCGTAATTGCCGTTGATGATGTCCTGCTCGTTATGAGGGTCGTCAACAAGGAGTAAATCAGCACCGCGACCAGCAAGAGCAGAGCCGACGCCGCAAGCAAAATACTCACCGCCCGCACTGGTACTCCATCGGCCCGCACTCTTGGAATCTGCCGCAAGACCGACGTTAGGAAAGATAAGTTTGTAGGCATCTGAGTCAATAATGTTTCTGACCTTGCGGCCAAAGTCTACAGCAAGGTCTGTAGTGTGTGAGACCATCAGCACCTTCTTGTTCGGAAACTTTCCCAAGAACCAAGCCGGATAATAAATAGACGCCATCTGAGATTTGCCGTGCCGTGGTGGCATGTTCACGCACACGCGGTCTTTGTTTCCCGCAGCAATGTCCATGAGCAAGTTGGCCAATCTGCGGTGGTGCTTACCCACCTTGTAGTCCGGCTGCATGTGCTTGCAAAACTCAATCAGATCGTTAAAACACGCCTTAGCCGTCTTGCGGCTGTCAATAATGTCTGCAATCTTCTCAATCTCAGCCTGTTCCTCGGGGGTGTAGGCGTCAATATTGTCCAGCATCAGCCGGATTTCTTCTTCCGTAAAGTCATTTGCACCGATAACGGCGGTCTCAGTCATCAAAATTCTCGGTTTCCGGCTCAAAAACGGGTTCAGCGGACGTTTCCGGGGTGTTTAAGCCCATTTCTGCGTCCACATCAATCACATCCCCACCAATTTCGATAGCATCGTCGGCCATATCGGGTTTCTGGATGAGTCGCTGGAGCTTGGCACGCAGTCGCGCCTTCAATTCATCTGTTGACTGGTGCGTAATCGTCACTTCCGAGCGGTCTGTGAATAAACCAACGTCTGAGTGCTTGCCCAAAAGCTCCAGTGCACGGATTCTGATGCGTGGGTCGGGGTTCTGAGACTCTTCCAGCAACCTGTTGGTCACCGTGTGACGCACTTCAAGTGCGTGTGTGACTACTGCCCTGCCGTATTCGTCGAGGTACGAGCGGATATTCTTGAGTGATGCAGGTGTAAGGCCGGACGCTTGCATGTTAGACGCCGCAACACTTGTGTTGTGCGGGTTGCTGGCGTATGCCGCAGTCAGCGTGGCCGCAATCTGTGCATCTCCCTCGTTGGGTTCTTGCACCTCCAGTCCATGTTCTTCTAATAGAAGAATAGAACGACAAGCAGCATCGGCCCTTTCTCGCAGGTCGAGGTATGGAATGTCTGGGATGATCTCCACCCCGAATTCTGGCATGAGTTCAAGTGTCATTGTGCGCAAGTCCGTGTAGACCGATACGTGATAGTAACTTATTTTTTGCAGGTGTCAAACTTCCCTACGGGGGTGTTTTACGTGACTCTGCTTTTATTATTACTTGGGTATCCTAAAAGATGTTATGGGGGGTACTCCTATGGATTGGTACAAAAAATTTTTGTGGGTAACGTATAAACATGATAGGGGGTAGTCGCTACGTGGGGCTAGTGTAGTTTTGTGTAGCGATAAGCACTTCTTGGGGGTGGGGGGCATTTGAGCGGAATAGCATACCTACACAGCCATAGGGACTCCTAACCATACAGCGGGGGGTCGGGTACGGGTGGGTCAGCCATGTAGGGCATTCGGCTTTGCCATGTTAGGGAATCCCTAACAGCCTAGCGAATCGTATCAGATCATATCTAACCATGCCATTACCTAGACGAACATGCATTATCTGGTCACAATTGATTTATCGATTCAGGGAACGCGAACATCAGTAACGCACTTGATTCGGTAAACCCTTGAAAGGGGTCGAAGATGAAAGCAACAGCAAAACTCTCTACCGCTACAGTAGCGGCCATTGGTGCATGGACAGCCAAGGTTGTGGGCGTAGGGAATTCCAAGGTGAAAGCCGTTGATCTGCTGATAGCAGACGGCGTGACCAGTGAGATGTTAGTAGCACCTAAGCAGGGTGAGAGCACAGTGCTCTTTGATAGCGTGAAGATCAGCGTAGTGCTTGGCTTCACGGCTACAGTGCAGGCGCTTTTGAAGAAGGACGCTAAAGGGCTCAGCGATGAGCAAAAGCAGAGCAAACGCTACTGGCAACAGCAAATCGGCTCACAGGTGAAAGACCTGCGCAATGCGCTGGTAAGGCGTGAAGAAATGGCCGCTGAGTCAGACGGCGCTGGAACCCGCTCTGCATCGTTTGATGCAAGGCTGAAAAAGGACTTGGCGGCATGGATTGCCAAGGTGGAAAAACTGGAAGGTTCAAGTTTCAGCGTAGTTGATATGCTGAAACACCTGAAAGGTGCATCTGCTCTAATCAAGTAATTGATTAGACCCTGAAACCCTGACTAGGAATAGTCAGGGTTTTTTCTAAACTCTGAAAGGTTTTTATGCACAGACCCCTAGACCTTGTCGATGAAATGCAATGGGAAGATATCGTAGAGTTTGAAACCCTAGAAGATGCAGGGTTAGAAGAATCCACAGATGATGAGCCAGTGCATGGGCAATACCTGAGCACTGAGGGTAGCATTTTTAGTTACACTGATTGGTTTTATGATGGAGACGAAAGCGCATTCGGTATCATGTAAACCCCTGAACTTGACCCCTGACCGAAAGGTTGGGGGTTTTTTTTCGCCTGTACTTTCCTGCACACCTGTACATGTTAGGGACTCCCTAACATAAGATACCAGTTCCTGAAGCGGCGGCGAGCACGGCGTGACGCGCTACATGCCCCGCCCGGTGAGCCACTGGCTCATGACCACACAATAACATGACACCATGTGATACGCTACATGGCTTAACTCTGCCGTTTCTGCACTCTGTTAGGGACTCCCTAACACCCGAAACCAGTTCCTATAGCGGCGGTGAGTTCGTACTGTTCGTTTTTAGCTTTGTTCTATTGTTCGTTTTACAGACTGTTCTACTGTTCGCTTTTAGCGTGTTTATAGTGTTCGTTTTACCACACACCATAACTTGTTTTTTCTAATTGGTAATGTTCTTTTTTTCGCCCCTAATGTTCTTTTTTCTAGCTAAGAAGTTCGCAATGTTCTTTTCGGCAAGAACATTATAAAACTGCATCGGATGCAACGGGCTACATTTGCATGATAGTTTGCACTGATAAGATAAGATAAGAATAGATATATATAGATAGATAGTAATGTAATGTTCGTTTTCTTAAAAAGAGTCCGAAGGGTAAAAAGTTTTTTCCCATAATTTTTCAGAATTTTCAAAGTTGCTACGGGTTCGACTGAGAAAAAGCCAAAAAGGTCAGGGTATTCCTTTTTTGACGGTACTTTTAGAACAGTCTTGCAAATCAAGGACTTGCACAGCTACATTACAGGAACATTCACTACTCTCAAGAACTCTACACACCCCGATAAACCCCCTCACGAAACACTTGACATTGGCACGATTGTGTGTTATACTATAGGTAGTTCAGTAGGAATTCGCCTACAGAACTTGTGGCTATGCCACCCTGCACATTCAGTTAGGGAATCCCTAACAACTTATCAGGAGTTACATTACATGGGACACAACCGACGCCTCAAACCCCGCTGTAGCATCTGCTACGGCATATACGCCGCCAAGCGAGCCAACGCTGGCTACCATCTCTGCATGCCATGCGGCGATGCCCAAGCAAGGGCAACCGTCCGCACCATCGTGCCAATGCACAAGTCAAACTACATGTTGTTTACCGACATGCAAGACCTGAAGGAACTCAACCCCAAGCGGGTGCAGTCATGATCGACCCCGAAGGCACCGCCAAGCGTATGCTCAGCATGTACGCCAACAGCAGTTACACGCCGTATGCACGGGCTACAGACCATGCGTTCGCATACGATAGCCATGAGGAAGGACGCAAGTACTGGCTCGCCGTACTGCAAGCAATGTATCAACTCAGGGAAGGAAAGAC